CCCGTGAGGGGGGCCAGTGCTTGCACTAAACACCTTAGTCACCAATGGTGGTGACTACCTAACCTTAGGAGATTAGCGTCATGAAGGTTCGTCGGCGTTTGGTCGGTTCGGTCTCCCAGTTTAGTATCTGGAGGACAAATGGTGTTGAAACCAGTCGATCCGTACCATCGCAGACACACATAATTACGAAAGAGTTGCTTGAGGTTTCTGGGGGTCATCCCTATCACCTACTTTCTGATCCTCGGCGTAAGCCAAAGGCTCCGAAGCGGTATCGTGGTAAGGATCCACAGAAACGTCTCAATGCACTACATGCTAACCAGCGTTACCTGAAAAGGTTATTTGACTGGAAGCTTGGTAGATCTGCTGACATCGGCGGGAATTTTCAAACCCGCAAGATTATCCAGTCCCCCGCTTTACATCACATTGTGGATGTCAAGAATTGGGGTTCTGGTGTTACCCAAACGGTGGATGGAGTGTATATGACCTCGGTAGCAATAGCGGGGTCAAATATTACTCTTAATCCTTCTTCGGGTAGTCAGCTGGATGCGTTTGGAGCACGTTGCATTGCAAAGTGTCTCCCGACGAATCCAATCGTAAATATGGGTCAATTCTTGGTTGAGTTACGTGATCTTCCTCGGTTCTTCAATCCTTTTGAATGGATTGAGAAAGCAAAGAAGTTCCGTACTCTAGCCGAACATGGTTCAAGTGAGTACCTGAACGTAGCCTTCGGTTGGAAGCCTTTTGTTGAAGATATTAATTCCTTCTTCAAAACTTCCGATCGTTTGACTAAGATCATACAACAGTATGATCGCGACTCAGGTCGCCATATTCGACGAAATGCCAAGTTGTTTGACACTTCATCAACGACCAGTTCTGATAGTGGGCCCGGACAAGGTCCGTTTCCCACTCCCAGTCTGATTGTTGCAACAGGTCATCGAATCACAGACGTCACTTTGAAGCAACGTGTGTGGTTCAAGGGTAGTTTCACATACTACCTCCCTCCGGTAGACGGCAGTGCTCTTTCTTATTTCCATCGATATTCGGCTTATGCCGATAAACTCTTTGGACTAAGTTTGAACCCCGACCTTCTCTGGAAGGTGACCCCTTGGACGTGGGCCCTTGATTGGATGGCAAACACAGGTCCGATTGTTCGGAACTGGAATGCCTTTCATAATCAAGGCCTCGTTATGCATTACGGTTATGTGATGGAGGAGAAAATTGAAACGACTCGTCGTCGTCTCACGGGGTTCAAGTTGAACTCCAATCCTACTTCATCTCTCGAGGATTATGTTTTTCAAATCTCTCGAGTACGCCGTAAAGCAACTCCTTATGGTTTTGGGCTGAATCCGGCGAGTTTCACGCCGTTTCAAAACGGTATCATAGCTGCTCTTGGAATTAATCGTTCCGCGAGATGGCTATGAACCGTCAACCCTGTAGAGGAGCTTGCTATGGCCTTTTCTGATCCACAGACTGTTACGATCAATGCGGTTGCCCAAGTTATGGCACGTGTTGATCAAGATCCGCAAGGAACTTTTATCACCAGCGATGGACTGGTGGGTGAAGTTATAGGACAGGCTCCATCCGGTAAAGACCGGATGCGTCGTCTTATACGCCTCAACCACTCGAAAATCGCCGCGAACCCCTTCGATTCCACATTAAACGCTCGTTATAACATGAGCGTCTATGTGGTCGTTGATGTTCCGTCCGTTGGCTACACCGTTACGGAGCAGAAGCAGGTGACAGATGGGTTTATGACCTATCTGACTGCCTCTTCTGGCGCCAAGATGTTGCAGCTTCTCGGAGGTGAGAAGTAACAGTACTTAGTACGTGGATCAGGAACCATTGGCTAGGATAGCAACCTCATAGAACGGAGGTACTATGAAAAGCCTAGTTCCCCTCTACGCTTGCCTACTCATTGATGCGAGTAGGTGGTGTCGTGCTAGCACCCTTCTCGATCTTAAAACGATCGAGAAGCGTGTCAAAGATGAAGGGATCTCTTTCATTACGATTTCCCTTCCTGCCTTTTGTCGAGACTTCGAAAGTTGTCTTGCAAAAGGTTTTGTTGCGAGCAAGGATTTTCCTGGTTTCAGGAAAACCCGGTCTCTCCCTTCATTTCTGAAAGGTTTGACCTCGCTAATCTTTGACCCGACTAGTGGGATGTTGCTTAACACACCCGATAAGCATGCTATCTTCTTTGTAAGACAAATTTGTCTTTATTCGAAGAAAGTATTGCTCCCTTGCGCTAAGAAGCGCACGGTTGCTGCTTTTCGTCAGTATGTTAAGTGTGAAGCTGAAGTTCGTATTGCTAATCGACTCTTATCAAGGGAGGATTTGTCCTCATTTGATAGGATATCAGATTTGCTCTTTGAGGGTAGCCTATCTAGGTCCAACATTCGTGTTGGTCTAGGTTTGCATATCCCCAAGCACGGTCCTGGTGCTACAGCTGATAAGGTTGTAGCGAATCGGAAGTTTGACCTTCCAACCTGGACGCGACGGTTAGAGAGTAATCTCTTTCCTAGCTCTGGCTTTCGAATTCCTTCTTTTAGGTTTTTCGACAGCCTTTCGTGCACGACACTTCAGGAACCTTCGGACGAGATTCCCGTTAAGGTGATCACGGTTCCGAAAACGCTTAAGACTCCGCGTATCATCGCCATGGAACCTGCGCATAATCAATATGCCCAGCAATCCATTCTTGAGATCTTGGTAAAAGATCTAGAGGACGATGACTTGATTGGCAAGATGATCAGATTCACAGATCAAATCCCCAATCAAGATCTAGCTCGTAGAGGATCTATTCGTGGTCAATTTTCCACGCTTGATCTTAGCGAAGCTAGTGATCGTGTGTCTTTACGTCTCGTGGCAAGACTTTTAGCCCCGTACCCTCCTCTTTTAAGGGCGGTAATGGGCTGTCGGTCTCAAAACGCAGACGTACCTGGCTTTGGTGTGATTCACCTAGCCAAGTTTGCGTCTATGGGTTCAGCTCTATGCTTTCCTTTTGAGGCCATGGTCTTCTTAACCCTGGTTTTCATCGGGATTGAACGAGAGCTTAAACGTCCCCTTTCCACTTCTGAAATTCAACTCCTCAGAAGTGGTGTGCGTGTGTTTGGCGATGATATCATCGTCCCAACACGTTATGCACTATCTGTTGTTGCGAGCCTTGAGACCTATGGTCTCAAAGTTAACACCGCAAAATCCTTCTGGACTGGGAAGTTCAGAGAGAGTTGCGGAGCGGAGTTTTATGAGGGTTTTGACGTTCGACCTGTCAAATTAACTCATATTCTCCCTAACAGCAGACGGGATGCTGAAGAGTTCATTGCTACTGTGAGCCATCGTAACCAGCTTTATAAGGCTGGCCTTTGGTTCACAGCGCAATACCTAGACGACTTTCTTGGGAAGATTAGCCCCTTTCCTGTCGTCTCTGAAGACTCTTCCGCCCTTGGTCGCGTGACTTTCTTCCGAGAAGTCTCAGAAGAAAGGTGGGATTCGAAGCTTCAGCGTTGGCTTGTCAAGGCCGCGACTGTAACTTCGAGAATTCCCATCTCGGTTGCAAGCGATCGAGGTTCGCTTTTGAAGTTTTTCTTGAAGAGAGGCGATCAGCCGATCTTCGCGAAAGACCATCTTGAGCGTTCCGGACGTCCTAAGTCCGTTGACACAAGACTTAGGTGGGTCCCTAGCCTTTAGGTTAGGGATTGAGGCTTCATCAGCCTCAGCAAGGGGGAC